CTTCTACTCGATGGCGGTCTTCCCCAGGCGCAGCTCGAGAAGCTGTTCGCGCCGGGCGGCGAGACGCTGGCCAAGACGTTCCCGCCCGCCAAGAAGCCGGCGGCCGATGGCTCCGACCCGGCCCCGGCACCCCAGACCGCCGATCCGACGCTCGATCCGTCAATGCAGGGCGATCCGTCCGACGGCAGCGGTGCCGATCCGTCGGGAGATGGCTCCGATGACAGCCCGCTCACCGTGCTGGGCCGCATCCTTGCCGCCGCCATGATCCAGCTGGACCACATCCAGCAGATGGTGGAAGGCGCCGACCCGAGCGCCTCGACCGACCCCGCCGCCGCCGATCCGAACGCCGGCACGGCGCCCTCGGCCGCGATGACGAAGGCTGCGCCGAGCGAGGCGCTGGCCAAGCTCAACGAAGAGACCGCGGAGCAGCTCGAGACGCTTCGCAAGTCGACCGAGACCGAGCTGGCCGAGAAGGACGCGCAGCTCGAGCAGCTCCGCAAGAATTACGAGGCGATCCAGTCCCGGTTGACCCGCGTCGAGAGCATGCCCGTCCCGGCGAAGGGCGTGGTCAATACGGCGGTGACGCTGACCAAAGGTATGGACACTGGCGGGTCGGGCCCGGATGACGAGCTGGCCAAGGAGGCGGCGCGCATCGACGCGATGCCGCTCGAGAAGCGCCAGGAAGCCCTGACCCAGTTCGTAATCAAGCAGCAGCTGCGTCGCCCCGCTCCGGCCGTCGGCGTCGGCGCGCTGAGCGGCGCGGCGGTGGTCGGCTAAATAACACCGCCACCACATCAAAAATGTGTTGACGAGGGGACGGAACCACCGGCCATCCCCTCGTCAGGCGCAGTTTTCACACCGCCGCCTCATGCGCAGACCACCCGCAGCCGGTTGCGCAGCCGGCCTTGGCCCAAAACCGCCGCCGGGCCGCGGCTGTGCTCTCGGTGGTTCAAGTGGACTCCTCCAACAACACCCTCGCGCTCCTGCGCGATGCGCTTGCGAAGGCAGCCGATCCGGCTGAACTCGCCAAGGCTGCGACGTTTGTCCAGCCCGGCTCTCCGACCACCGGCCTGCAGCTCTATGACCTTGAGCCGGCCGCGAAAAACCTGTATCCCGTCCTGACGCCTCTCCGCAACCGTATCCCACGCACCAGCGGAAAAGGTGGGACACAGGCGAATTGGAAGGGTGTCGTCGGCATCGACACCGGGAATATCTTCCCCGGTGTGACGGAAGGTCGCCGTGGCGGCGTGATCCAGGTCTCGACGAAGGAATACTTCGCCGCATACCGCACGATCGGCGCCGAAGCCGCGGTCACCTACGAGGCCGAGCTGGCCGCGGGCGACTTCGACGACCTTCGGGCGCGTGCCTCGCAGTCCATGCTGCAGAGCCTGATGATCGGCGAAGAGAAGCTCATCATCGGCGGCAACACGTCGTATGCGCTGGGCCAGACGCCCACTCCGATCTGCGTCGCTTCCACGACCGGCGGCACGCTTGCCGCGGGCACCCTGTCGGTCATCGCGGTCGCGCTCACCGTTGACGGCAAGCTGCGCGCTTCCGTGGCCAACGGTGTGGTCGGCCTCGCGACCCGCGTCACCGCCGACGGCCAGACCGACTCGTTCTCGGGTGGGTCGGCGATCAAGTCGGCGAGCGGCACGGTCACCGTCGCGGGCGGCGGCAATTCCAGCGTCGCCGCGTCCTGCACCGCGGTGCGTGGCGCGTTCGGTTATGCCTGGTTCTGGGGCGCGGTTGGCTCCGAAGTGCTGGGCGCGATCACCACGACCAACATGGTGGTCATCACCGCCGCCGCGGTCGGCACGCAGACCGCTGCGTCGCTCCCCGCCCAGGACAACACGACCAACCCGCTCGTGTTCGACGGCCTGCTCTCCATGGCCTCGGCCGCGGCGAACGGATCGTACTACTACGCCGCGCCTCCGGGCACGGGTCTGACGCCGGACGGTTCGGGCGGCATCATCGAGTTCGACACGATGCTGCAGAGCATGTGGGACAATCTGCGTCTCTCGCCGAGCAAGTGCCTGATCAGCTCGCAGGAGATGATCTGGATCCGTCGCAAGATCCTGACCGGCACCGCCGCGTCCAATGCTCGGTTCACCTTCAATGTGCAGCAGGGCCAGATCACCGGCGGCGGCGCTCCGAAAGGCTACCTGAACCCGTTCGCGGCGGGCGGAGCGCCGGCCGAGATTCCGTTCGAGCTGCATCCGTATCTGCCCGCGGGGACGGTGTTGTTCATCACGGAAGAGCTTCCGTATCCGATGAATAACATCAATAACATCATGCAGATAAAGGCACGGCGCGACTACTATCAAATTACGTGGCCGGAACGGACTCGGCAATATGAGTTCGGCGTCTACTCGGACCAAGTGCTGCAGCACTACTACATGCCGAGCATGGGTCTGATCACCAACCTCGCGGCATCCTGATACTTGCCGTGACTTAAACAAAGTCGGGGCAGCGATGTCCCGACTTTTTCGTATCTGGAATTGAGGAGAACAAGATGGCCCATATCAAGGTTCCCGGTAATGCGAGCCACATCAGCGCGCACGGTCATTCCTTCGAGGTCGAGGACGGCTTCGCCGACATCTCGAGCGCCCCGCCACATGTCGTCGGTGATCTGATCGCCCTCGCCGGCTGCGTCCGCGTCACCGACGAGGAGCGCGAAATGAGCCTTGCGGCCAAGGCGCTCGCGAAGCGCCCGGCAGATCCCGCGAAAGCGCCCGAAGCGCCGCCCGCCGGCCGCGACGATCCCGTTCCGACCTTCGGCGACGATCGCAAGAAGGCGGACCCCAAGAAGGCCGGCCGTGCCGGCGCCTGAGGACTTCTTCAGCCTCGCCGACGGCAAGTCGTTTCTCGGGATCGACGATACCGACAGCGACGCGTTGCTCCAGGTGATGCTCGGCGCGGCCACCCAGGCCGTCGTCGACTATCTCTGCTGGGATCCCAACCTGCACGAAGCCACCGAGCGGTACAGCGGTCTCGGCGTGTGCAGCATGGTGGTCAACCGCCGCGACATCACCGCCGTCTCGGCCATCACGACCGAGGGCTATTCCGGCGTCCCGGTGCAGGTCGACCTGACCAAAATCTACTGGTCGGAGTCCATCGTCTATTCGCGGCATCTCGCGTTCCCCCGCGGTCGCCGCAACATCGTCATCACCTACACCGCCGGTCTCGATCCGATGCCGGCGAGCATCATCCTCGCCGCCAAAATGACGCTCAAGGCGATGTGGTCGGGCAAGGACTTCGAGCAGAACGCGACGGGCTCATCCGTCCCGGGCATCGAAAGCCTGTCGTTCTTCCCGAACGGTCCGGGCGCGATCCCGCCTCAGGCGATCAGCTATCTGACCCGCTATCGACTGGAACTTCTCGCGTCCTGAGCCTTGTCGCGGGGACCAATGCGACGGCCATGCGGGTCTCAGCCGCCGACTGGAGACCTGAGACCCGATGACGCTGGTGATCGAAGATCGCGTAAAGGAGACCGCCGTCGTCACGGGCACGGCGGATGTCGCGCTCGCTGGCGCGCAGAAGGGCTTCGCCACGTTCGGCGCCCCGATGGCCGACGGCGACACGACGTATTTCGCGATCAGCGACGGCCAGACCGGCGACTGGGAAATCCAGTGCAATAGCTATTCGGCCGAGCAGAACAGCCTGTCTCGCGCGGCGGGCGCCGGCGTCGGCGTGCTGTCGTCGAGCAATGGCGGCGCGCTCGTCGCATTCGGCGGCCATGCCTGCGACGTCTACATGATGATCCCTTCCGCGCTGATCGTGCAGCTCCTCGGGCTGCTCAACGGCCAGCCCAGCCCACCCGCGCAGCCCGGCGGCACCGTGCTGCAAATCAACGGCGACACGTTGGTCATCAACGGTCTCATCCTGACAATCGGAGCCTGATATGACCGGCACGCTCGACCTGAAAAGCGTTGGCACGCTCACAATCCCCGGCGGAGTGCAGGGCAGCGATTACCTGCTCATGGTGCGGCCCGGAGCCACGGTGAATGCTGTCCTCCCACTGCAAGTTCCCACGTCCTTCGTCAGCATTACCGGCGCCACGATCAACGGCTCGGGCCACCTCGTCCTCACCAAATCCGACGCCGGCACGCTCGATCTGGGCAGCGTGCTTGGTGCGGCGGGCGCAGCCGGTCCGGCTGGCGTGGGGATCAGCAACGCCACGCTGAACGGCAGCGGTCATCTTGTCCTGACAAAGACCGACAGTTCCACGATCGACGTCGGCGGAGTTGTCGGCGCGTCTGGACCGGCAGGCGTCGGCTTCACCGCGGCGGTGATCAACGGAGCAGGGCACCTCGTCCTGACCAAGACGGACGCCTCGACGATCGACCTGGGCACGGTGGTGAACACCGGCACCGGGGCTGTCGGCACGCCTGGTGTCGGGATCGCATCGGCCATCATCAATGGCTCTGGCCATCTCATCCTGACGAAGACCGACACATCCACCATCGATGCGGGTGGCGTCATCGGACCGGCCGGCACGATCGGCCCGCAAGGCGTGGCCGGGGCGACAGGTGTTGGGATCTCCACCGCAGTCGTGAATGGCGGCGGTCATCTGATCCTCACCAAGACCGACTCCGGCACGATCGACGCGGGCAGCGTGATCGGGCCGGCCGGACCTGCGGCCAGCGGAGAGACGCTCGACCAGGAAAGCGCCGCCCAGGCGATGTCCGACACGGACGCCTTCCCCGTCGCACAGCCCAGCCAGGTCGGCGGCTCGCTGGGCACGCTGTGGCGCGGCACGATGGCGCAGCTCTGGAGCTACATCACCTCCAAGATGCCCAGCTACCACATCCCCGTCCTCGAACTCAGCGCTGGCACAACGCTGGACGGTCCGACCCACAACAGGCGTCTGCTGGTCTGCACGACGTCGCTCAGCATGCTCATCCCTGGCACCTTCGCGAACCTGATCACCGCCAACGCCGCCTTCGAGGCCGAGGTTCAGGTCGAGACCGGCGCCACCCTGACGCTGCCCACCACAGGAGCCACGATCACCGGCCCGGCCACCGTCGTGGGGCCGGCGCAGGCACGTATCCGAGCCTGGACAACTTCGGGCGCGGTGAACCGCTTCTCGTGCAGCCAGACCACCGCAGCCGCGGGAAGCGGGCCGACAGTCGCGGTTTCGACGCCGGCCGGCGTCATGCCGAGCACGGCCTACACGGTCTCCGGTTCGCTCACCGGGTATTCCACAGCCCCGACGCTCACCTATGCCGTCGACGGCGGCTCGTTCGTCACGTCCTCGACCTTCTCGTTCACCGCGCCGGGCCTCGCCGCAGGGTCGCACTCGATCCAGATCAAGGACGGCAATGGGGTGACGAGCAACACGCCCAGCTTCACCGTCGCCGCCGCGGGCGCGCCCACCCTCACGGTGACAGGTGTCGCGCCGCTGACCGCCGGCGGCACGTCGACGGCCAGCTTCAGCTTCACCAATGGCGCGCCGGCCAGCGTCACGGCCACGTCGGACGGCAGCGCGCTGACCATCGCGGCGATCTCCATCACGACCACGTCGGGCACGAATTCCACCGCGGCGGGCACGGGCAGCTTCACCTTCACCGCGCCGGCGGTTGGTGCTCACACCCTCGTCGTGACCGGCACCGGCACCTATGCCGCCGTCTCGGCTGGCTATGGCTACACGACGGCCGCGGCGACGCCGTTCGCGCTGACCTCGGTCACACCGCATGTGATCGGCGTCACCGGCACGGCGATGCAGTTCGACGTGACCTATACGGGAAGCTCGATGGGCACGCCGACGGTCACAGTCGACGGCTCCGCCGCCACCGTGACGGGCACCCACGACAACGGCTCCGGCACAGGGTATTTCACCATCACGGCGCCTGCACCGGGGTCGAATTATGGCGCGCACACACTGACCGCGACGGGCTCATCGGGCAGCGCTCAGACCACACTCTTCGCGGCTAATCCGACCAGCACGCCACAGATGAATCTGTATGTCTCGTCTCATCCGGCAACATCTAATTATCCCGCAAATCTGAGCAATGGATACATGTACGTCGGCACGTCGCCCGCGCAGGGCCCCACGGCGACCGGCACGTTCTATACCAACGCCCAAGACCCCAACCAACCGACCAGCATCTCCGAGCGTAGCCTCGGCGGCCTGATCAACTCGGGATACTCGAAGTCCCAGACCGTGCCGCCCGGCCCGCTGCCCGCAGCTGCGCCCGGGACGAACGTGGGTGGAGTTGCGCTGACCCAAGCATCATATTTTGGCGCGAGCGATAAGCGATATGCGGCTGGCGGTCGTGTCGACAGCCCTGGAACCTATTATTTCTGGGCAATCTGCAGCGACGGCTACTCGTATGTCGACCCGTCGCCGTGCGTGGTCAGCTGAGCATGCCCAATCTACTTCTCCGAACTGGCGGTCCATCGATGCTCCCGCGCGTCGGGGGGTCCGCGTTGCGATGGCGCGCGCCTTCTACGATCGGCGGAACGCTCTATGCCGGTTCGCGGCCGACCGATATCGGGGGGCTTCTCCACTGGTGGGACGGCGGCGATGTCTCGGTGCTCAAGGCATCAGGCGGATCGCCCGTGGGCAGCTACGGCGTGGCCGCGTCCACCTTGGCCAACAAGGTCAGCGGCGGCGTGGCGCTCACTCTGCCGACAAGCGGCGCCAATGGCCAGCAACAGCCGACCAATTTGCGCGGCATTCCGCGCCTTGTCGGCGGAGAGGGCGGTATCGGCGCCACGCTGAGCGCCTCCTACGTCCCGCTTGCCCCATTCGTCGACCTGGGCCCCCAGATCAGTGCCCCCGGGATCGCATTGGGCTCTGATCAGGGCCGCACGATCCATCTTGTCTGGTCGCGGCCCAACCTGCGGCAGCAGGCCTTCCTCACGACCGCAGTCACGGCGGCGGTGCCGCTTCTCATGCTCGGATCGACGCCCATTCTGACCCTGACCGGGACCGGCACGAACGACACGCTGGCCTTCGGGGCGACCGTGCTGTCGGCCACCATGACCAAACGGCACACGCACTCGGTCTCGATGCGATGGGCGGCCAATGGCGGCGTCGATATCTGGCTGGACGATACGCAGGTCGCGACGGGTGTGACCAACACGCTCTCGACCGGCCTGACCGGCACCCTGAAGGTTCTGGGCGGCGACGGAAGCGGCACGGCTGGGTGCTTCTTTCATGAGCTGGCGATATGGGATCATGCCTTGTCGACCGGCGACATGGCGATCCTACTCGGCAACGCGACATCGGTGAGCAAGCGCTGGGCGCGCGGGACGCGCAAGATGATCAACCTGATCGGTATCGGGCAGTCCAACGCCGAATATTTCCAGGCCGATGCCGAGATCCAGTTCGAGGAGGCGGTGCGCTACCACCTTGGCGCGCTGGGCGTGAACCTGCTCATTGGTTCGAACCGTTGGCCGTCTTCCGCAGGCAACATCGGGACCGTGTTTGGGGGAATACCGCTCTACGACACGAACGGCGGCCTCTATCTCACCGACCCTGGAACTGGCGCCTCTCCTACGACCTGGGCGATCGGAAACGCCGGCACGACAGTGAACAGCTACATTGCCGCGATGGCGTCCGACTATGGCGAGGATATCGTTGGGGCATGGTTCTACTATTCCGAGGCAGATAGCACGCGCAACTATACCGAGAAGGCAACCTATGCGGCCGCCGTTGAGCGCTACGCCTCGATCTTTCGCGCCGCGACCGGCAAGCCCGCTGCTCAGGTCCCGTTCATCGGGATTTCCGCTCTGCCATTCGGCGGCGGTGTCTGGCCCACGGCAACCCCCGCGCCAGGTGTGGAAATGGTCCGCGAGGCGATCTCGGATATCTCGTCCGACGCGGCGCAGAACTTCTGGGTCACGTTGCCCAACACGACTGCCGTTTTTGGTCGCGGTGCGGCGCCGGATGGCTCGGGTGGCGACAACGGCCACGTGGACGTTGCAGACAATGTGCGGCACGCCCAGCTCGCCGGCCCGACCGTCGCCCGCGCCCTGATCGCGTCCGGCGCGGCCGATGCCGGCGTGGCTCTGCCGGCCGGAATTCCCACTCTCGGCGGCCCGCATATCGTCTCGGCGCAGCGCCAGACGGCGAGCACGATCCTGATCACCGTGGCCCACGATGCGGGAACCGACATCAAACTGCCCGGCAACGCAGCGATCGGCGCGGGTTGGACTGTCCAGGACGGCTTTGCCTCGATCAACTCGCCGGGCAGCTCGATCGCGGTATCGTCGGTCGCGCGCGTCTCCGCCACGACTGTCCAGCTCACCCTGGCCACGCCGATGACCAACTCGGCGGCGAATTGCCGCGTGTTCTATCCGTGGGGCAGCCAAAAGATTGGCCGCGGCTCAGCTCTGACCGACAACTATTCGACCGTGACGAAACCGGCGGGCTACGACATCGGCGCCGACTTGGGCACGAGCTGGGCGAATGACTGCCCGCTGGCCGTGCCGCCATATGGCGTGGCGCTGAGCTGATGAGCGGATCGTCCGGCGACGGCCTGCTCGGGTTCGGACCGCTCGGCGGCGCGCCCGCAGGCGCCGCAGACCGGCCGCCCGACGCTTTGCCGCCGGTCATCACCGAGAAATACCGCGTCGCCGCCCCCAACCTGCTCGGCCGCGTCGCAGCCGCGATCCGCCGCAACGGCACACGCATCATCCTGCGCAACCCGACCCAGACGCGGGGACCGGTGCAGCACCCGTATCCGCCCACGCTGGACGGTGCCGTGCTCGACGGCGCGCAGCGCGGCGGCGCGACGCTGATCTCGATCCGCGCCGACGAAGCGCTGGGCCTGCTCGTCCCCGGCGACGAGATCACCGTGGGAGGTGCTGCCTATCTCGTCGTGGATGGCGGGGCGAGCCGGTCCTACGACGCCGCCTCTCCCGGCTTCGACAACATCCGCATTTCGCCGCCGCTGGTCGCCGACCTGGCCGACGGCGCGCCGATGACCTTCGTCTGGTCCACCGACCAATACCTCTGGGCGAAGATCCAGAGCGTGCCAAGCATCCTGGTCGACGGCTCGCTGTTCATGACGGAAGACCTCCAGGTTACCATCGCGGCAAAGGGAGCCACGCCGCCATCGCTCGCCGCAAAGCTCATCATCGGCTCCGATACCCGCGCCATCGTGTCGCGCCGCCCGGTCTATGCGAATGGGTACGTCACGATGTGGCAGCTCCAGGCGCGCTGATGGCGGACGATTTCTCCGTCCAGGTCTCGCGGTGGGTCGACAAGGCGAAGGAGCGCGCCGGCGCCGCGTTCCAGGCCACCGCCCAGGATGCAGTGGCGCGGGTCAAGGCGCTCACCCCGGTCAAGACGGGCTACCTGCGCGCCAACTGGACCGCAATGAAGGCGGGCGACGTCGTGCCAGTCGCCGGCGCCGTGCCGGACCCTGCGCTGGCTATTGCAAAGGCGCGACTCGGCGATACGATTTATGTAATAAATCCGACAAAATACGCACGAAGAATTGAGTTTGGATTTGTAGGTGAAGACGCCCGCGGAAGGCATTTCGATCAGGCTGGTGCTGGTATGATGCAGCAGACTCTCATCGAAATTCCACAAATCGCCATAAAGGCAACTGCAAGGTTCATAGGTTGATGTTCGCATATTTAGTCCGTAATGCGGAGAGCCGTGCAGTATATGTGGGTATTACTGCCAAATCAGTCGAAGAAAGGTGGGAAACACATCTGCGAAACGCCGCCAATAAGCGGCGGGGAGCGCTCTACGGTGCAATTCGGGCGGCTGGCGCAGCAGCGTTCCATGTTGAGCATGTCGCCTCAGCTCGGACTTGGAAGCAACTGTGCGACATCGAGACCTTGCTGATCGCTCAGCATCGAACCTATCGCCTTGAGGGCGGCTTCAACATGACCTTCGGTGGTGATGGAGCGTTCGGCAACATCATGTCGGCAGCCGCACGTGAACGCATCGGTTCTTTTCATCGCGGGAAGAAGCGTCCTCCCGAGGTCATGGCAAAAGTGGCCGCCAAGCTGTCGGGGCGGCCATTGTCGGCGGAGCATCGCGCGAAAACGCTTGCCGGTCTGAAGCGTCATTACGAAAAAAATCGTGTTTGGAATCTCGGCGCGCCGATGTCGCAGGAACAACGCGAGAAGCTGAAAGAAGCTTGGAAGCTTCGGCGCCTGAAATGGCCCAACGGTATATCTGCAGACGCGCGAAAAAAGTTGAGCGCCAGAAGTAAGGCAGATTGGGATGATCCTGAGAAGGCGGCAATGAACGCGAGACGCATCGCCATCCTTCGTGAACATGCTCCGAAGAAGCACTCTGACGCAGCCAAAGCGAAAATGTCTGCCGCGGCAAAGGTGCGCAAGACCTCCGACGAGGGGCGTGCAAGCCGGCGCCGAGCCATGGGGCAAATGTGGGAAAATGCCAGCGACGAACAGCGCGCGAAGCACAGCGCCGGTCTGAGGCGTGCGCAAGCAGAGCGCGGCGATGAAGCCAAGGCCGCCAAGGCGACGAAACTGAAGAATGCCTGGGCTGACCCTGAGAAAAAAGTTGCGCGGTCCAAGGCCATAAAAGACGGATGGGCGCGGCGTCGCGCTGCCCAGCAGGCAAGCGGATGAGCCGCCGGACCTGCAAGGCCGCGCTCGACGCGCACCTGCTCGCGTTCAGCGCGAAGGGGATGGGCGACATCGCCTGGGAGGGCGTGCCGTATCAGCCCAACGAGGGTCGCGGCTACATCGCGGCCCGCATGCCCGCCTACGCGCGCCAGCCGCTCGGCGTCGGGGCGGATTGCGTCGTGCAGGAGAGCGGCACCTACCAGATCACCGTGAACCGCCCCACCACCGAAGGCGACGACTTCGCCGGCTCTCTCGCCGAGCGCCTCGTCGCTTGGTTCGCGCGCGGGACGATACTTGTCGCGGGGACCGGGCAGTCGTTGGTCATCGAAAATGCGAGCGAGATGCCGGCACAGCCGACCGGGAATTGGTTGAGCGTGCCGGTGGTCGTCTCGTGGATCTGCAGCATCCCGTGAGGGACACACGAGAGGGACCACCGACATGACTGCTTTCGCCCGTGGCGTATCGAAGACGGTGGCGATCGCCCTGGAGACCACCCCGGGCGTCCAAGCCACGACGACGGCGCAGCTGCTGCGCCGGGTCACGTCCGACCTGAACTTGAACGTCAACGCGATCGACAGCACGGAAATCCAGCCGTCGCAGCAGATGCGCGACAGCCGGCAGGGCACGCGCTCCGTCTCCGGCACGCTGACCGGCCAGCTCTCCCCGGCGAGCTACAAGATGATCTTCCAGCAGCTCCTCCGCGGCACCTTCACCGCCGGCGCCGCGCTGACCGGGCTGACCGATGTCGCAGTCTCCATCGATGCCCCGACGGGCAACGTTCTGATCAATGGCCCCGCGGAGAGCTTCCTGACCGCCGGGTTCAAGAAGGGCGACGTGATCCGCCTGTCCGGACTGACCGGAGGCCCCGCGTCGGACAATGGACAGAACCTGCGCATCGTGGCGCTGAGCCAGAACCAGCTCAACTGCGCGCCGCCGCCCGGCACGTTCACGACCTTTTCCTCGGGTCAGACCGACTCCATCACGGTGGTCGGCAAGAAGCTGATCACGCCCGTCACGGGGCAGAGCGACCAGAGCTTCACCATCGAGCACTGGTACGCAGATACCGGAACATCCGAACTCTTCCTGGGCTGCAAATTCACCCAGGTCGCCTTCAACGTGCAGGCGAGCGGTTTCATCCAGTTCACCGCGCAGATCACCGGGCTGCAGCAGATCACGTCCGGCGTGCAGGTCTATCCGTCCGCCACCGCGCCAAGCACCACGACGTCGCTCACCGCGACTGGCGGCAAGGTGATCTACCAGGGCACGCCGACGGCCGTGATCACCGGCTTCAACATGCAGATCGTCTCGGCGGCCGACGCGCCGACCGTGGTGGGTAGCAACGTCTCGCCCAACATCTTCATGGGGATGCTGCAGGCCCGCGGCTCCTTCACCGCGCTGATGATCAACGACACGATCACCGCTGATTTCTTGAACGAGGCCGAGGTGGACCTGTCGCTGCTCATGACGACGGGCCCGACGCCGGGTGCGGACTTCATCAGCCTGTATGCACCGCGGGCGAAGATCATGTCCTCGTCCAAGACGGACAGCGACCGCGCCATCACGCGCTCCTACAACTACACGCTCCTCGAGCAGATCAATGGCGGTCCGGGCACGGTGTGGGACGACACCACGCTGGTCATGCAGGACAGCCTGGCCTGATCACGACCTGGCGACGCGCGGGCGGGGGATAGCCCGCGCGGCGCGCCCCGCCACCGGTACTACCGGGGCGCCGGCCGGGAGAGTGGAGAACCGGTTGGCCTGAAACGACAAAACCCCCATCAGCCGCGAGGCCGATGGGGGTTTTTCGTTAGGCGCGCTGCATCTCCTTGTAGGAGCGGCCCGTCGCGCGCGCGGCTGCGGCGATGGATGGATGCAGGGTCTCACCGATCATGACCGGCCGGGCGCGCCGATCAACCCTGATGGTCGATTTGGCGGCCGGCTTGGCCTCTGGCTCAGCCTTCGGTTCGGGCTGATCCGCCGGCACGGGATGACGCAGGTTCTGGACGTCCTTCAGGATCGACCTGAGCAGGTCTTCCTGGGGCTGCAGCAGATCAGGCGCCAGCCATTCCAGCAGTTCGGTGATCTTCATCTCGACCTCGCCGAGGTCTGCG